TTATGAAACCTCTGTCGCCACATTGTCGCCAAGATACAAAGACAATGGGTTTAGGGTCACGGCTTGCTCAAGATGATCGGGCGCAAAATGTGCATACTTCATCGTTTCTCGGATGTTGGCATGTCCGAGAATTTTCTGCAGAACCAAGATATTTCCGCCGTTCATCATAAAGTGCGCTCCGAAGGTATGGCGCAGCACATGAGTTTTTTGTCCTTCCGTAAGCTGAATATCTGTAAGGCTCAACATCTTCTTAAATTCCTGATAGCAAGGCTTAAACATCCTACCTTGCCGATCGGATAGCTTGTCATGAAGCCATTTCGGGATAGGTACAGTTCGGTTTTTCTTGCCTTTCGTCTTTGTGAAAGTCAGTTTGTAAGGTGATAGCTGAGGGCGTGTTAATCTTTCTGCTTCCCCCCAGCGCGCACCAGTAGCAAGGCAAATTCTGACAATCATTGTTAGGTCTTCTTTGCCGTACTGCTCGCAGGCTTTGAATAGTTTTGGAATCTGAGACAGAGTTAGCCAAGACATTTCTTTCTCGGCTTCTTTAAACACACGGATTCCATCAAGGGGATTTGGTAAATCCCACTCGCCCAGCCTTTTTAATTCATTAAAAACGGCTTCAAGATATTGTTGTTCGCGGTTTACGGTTATGGGTTTAGCTATCCATTTTGCTGGGTCTTTGTGATAGCCATTATCTATCTCACCACTTAACCGGCGGTCACGGTAATGGGCCCAATCTTTAGCCGTGAGACGCGACGCGATAGGGTCGCCCAGACCGTTACATACAATTTGTAATTTTGCTAAACGCGATTTGCTGGCTACCAGGGCTTGCCCGTGCAAATCATGCCAAAGTTGAATAATCTCACTAAGCCGCCGGCGATCCTCTTTTTTACCAAGCCACGGCTTATCTTCCTGCTCGCTTTTTGTGTAAGCTTCGAATGCTTCAGCCTCTCCTTTTGTTCTGAACTGGCGACGAATGCGTCGCCCTTCCCGACCGTTCGGATATAACTCACATAACCATTTGCCGTTTTTCTGCTTAGTGACAGTCACAACATCCCCTTAGCCGAAAAGCTATTCCTTTACTGCAAGTCTTTCTTTGTAGTGAAGTGCGTGTTAGACAAAATTGTTATTTTGGATTGTTTATCTTGTTCTTCTCCGGCCTTATTACATGTTGCCTTTGGTTTCTCAAGCACATAGCCCATAGCACTAAATTTATTGAGGATACGAACTGCGGAAGTATTTTTTAGATATGCAGTGTTTTCCTTGTGAAGCCACGCAGCCGAGCAGACGCCATAGATGGCAGTGTCATAAATTTCAGGCGTAATACTGGCGGCATCCAAAACGACAGTAATGATACCCTTACTGTCTTTTATCGATATTGGTTGCATCTCGTTTAAAGATTTATTCAGCACGGTTATGTTAGATGGTTGGGCTGATGCCGCAAAAGATGCCAACAACGCCAAGCCAAAAATAGAACGTTTCATTTATTCATGTTCCTAGATATGTTTTTCCAGAGTAAATATTACAGCGCCAGATGGAGTGATTTCGGATAGATTGCATTCAAACTCAGCAAATTTATTAGATAGTCTCACCTTCCCGCCCGGAAGCCTGATGACGTCAAAAACATCGAGAGAACCATCAATACCAATAAGCCAGCGTCCATTTCCTATCTTCGAGTTAGAACAGTCGACAAGCCAAGATGCACTAACTCCATCAACAAATATAAATTCATCATGATTAGCTGAAATCATTGAGACATCTGGAGTCCAGCGCCCGTTATCTTTTAACTCGCCAGCCTCAAGGCGATACTTTCTTATCGTCAAAGCGGTTGATGATTCAGCCTCTTTGCAATCGCGCATTTGACCTTTACCTGTAGACAACCATCCGAGCGACACGCCCGTATCAAGAGCGCAGGTTACAACCACATCACCAGGAAAAAAATCGCGCCTAACCCAAGTGCTAATCGTGCCCGAAGAAATGCCTAATAAATCACCAAGCTCTTTTTGCATAGTAAAACCGTAAGCATCGAGGATACGACGTAAGACTGCCTTCCCCCCGTTAGCCATGATCTCATCATAAAGTTGCTTGCCTTTTAGGTTTACAGGCTCTCTAGCCAATCTCGCATTTGCAAGTCGACCATTAACAAGCCACTGCATATCTGCGCCAGTATCAAGGGCACACTCAACGAAAACGTTGCTAGGAATGACATTTCTTGCAAGCCAGCTACTCACGTTATTCGCATGAATGCCTAGCTTTTCTGCAAGTTCCTTTTGCTGCTTGAAACCGTAAGCGGAAAGGACCCGCTCAAGGGCAGCTGAAGCGTTGAAATCACTTTTAGACATATCACACCAATTAGAATTTTGTTTACAACAAAAATTTAGCGATCTATATTGGCGTCATCGACCAAGATGCACACCATTGCACTACATTTCAAACAACAGGAGATAATGCGTTATGTCAGATGCAAAATCAAACCAAATGCACGGCGATCCAAACTCACAAAATCCAACCGTAGTATTAAACGCTGTTCAGTTCAGCGCGCTTGTAAGAATCATGCAAGACTCGATGCAAGACATGATTCGCACGGCAATGTTAGACACTATGTCAGTAAAGGACTTTGCCGCCGCACGGGGTGTAAGTATGCGTTTGGTTTGGCAGTGGATTGATGAAGGCGTCCTTCTCGTTGCTCCGACCAAAACATCCCCCGGTAAAGACACATCCACTAAACGCAGCCGCACCCTAATTAATGTCAAAGCCTGGCGCGACAAGCTGACCCAACAGGCGATTGATTGTCGCTATATCGATCGTCGAACTGCTTTCAACTGAGTTTGATTATGCAAGTTAGAGGGATTTACAGCATGTTAGATTTTCGCGTTTCCTCACATTCACATTTTGACGATGCATGTAGCAAATTTGCGGCATCCCATAATGTCAGGGAATTAGCTGTTAAGGCCGGAATTAAGCCGCACACGCTCTATAACAAACTCAATCCCGAGCAACCTCATCAGCTAACACCTCGGGAAATTTGGGTGCTAACGGATCTCACTGAAGACTCGACTCTAGTGGATGGGTTCCTCGCTCAGATACATTGCCTTCCATGTGTGCCAGTTAATGAGCTGGCAAAGGAGAAGCTGCAAATCTATGTGATGAAGGCCATGGGTGAGCTGGGGCAGTTAGCGAACGGCGCAGCGTCACCAGAAAGACTGACCTCTACCCGTAAGCACAGCATGATCGACAGCGTTAATGCGGGTATTCGCATGTTATCTCTTACAGCGCTTGCGCTTCAGGCGCGTTTACAAGCTAACCCTGCAATGTCCAGCATGGTTGACACGATGAGCGGCGTTAGCGCCACGTTTGGCCTGATGTGAGGTGAAGCATGGAGCCCTCTTTTGCTTCACTGTTAAAAAAACAAAGCCCGTCCATGCATTACGGACATGGCTGGATAGTCGGTAAACAAGGTAAGCGCTGGCACCCGAGCCGCGATCAGTCGGCATTATTAAACGGCCTGCGCAACAGCGCGAAACCTTCACTGGTGAGCCGGATAAAACTTTTTCTGGAGTCGGTATGAACCAAAACACCATATCAGCGCCAATTAAGCCAGGTGCGCAGCCGTTTAATAATGCCCGCTGTGAAGAAGCCCGACCGGAGAAAATGACCGGTATGGAATGTTTTGCACGGTTTCATCATCAGTTAAAGGCGACGCAAAACGGTGCGCTGCGTAATTTCAACAAGCTTGACGATAACTTTAAGTTTGTCGTGATGACGCTGGCTAACCGCATGGAGCCGGGAACATTCAAAAGCGATGAGGTCGGAAAACCGTTTGAGTATTTCGACCAGCCCCGCCGTTTAATGCTTATCAGGGCGATGAATGAAATAACGCGATGGGGCGATATTCTGCCGCGCCGTTTCTCGCTGCATGAAGCCGTTTTACCCGAGTAAATAACCCGTAAAGAAATTAATGGCGTAAACCCGCCGGGCATTCTTTTGCCCAAAGAAAGGAGAAAGAACAATGCAGAAAGAATTACCAAAAATGTTTGTGGCCGAAACCGACCCGCTTATGGCGGTAATTGATATTGCCAAACGTGAGGAGCGTAAAGGTCGCGCGCTCGCAGTTTCAATCCGCCTTGAGGCACTGGCAACCCATATCACTAACAAAGGGTTAAACGGTATTGAAGCGGCTGAACTGCTGCGCCGTGAGGCCACCCGTTATGAAAACGAATCACAGGAGCTGCACTAATGGCCGACGCAATGGATTTAGCGCAACAGCGCGAGCAGGAAGACCGCGAACGCCACATCAACAACGCGCGCAGCCGTATCGCTATACCTTCCCGTTTCCTGTGCGAACAATGCGACGCACCAATCCCCGAAGCTCGCCGTATTGCTATTCCGGGCGTGGCCTTTTGCGTGACCTGCCAGCAAATCGCCGAGCTTAAACTAAAACACTATCGGGGGTTATAAATTGGCTGTTCAGTTCGCTTTTCCGTGGAATGCTCCACGGTCGGCAATAGCCAGCCCATATCTTACCTATGACCAACAGTATCGCCGCGACCGTATGTTCGCGGCTTTGCTGCATGCGAGAAAAGTGCTTTCTCTCCAGCCCGAGTGCGTGCGCTTTGATGTTTATCGCACCGCTGCGGTGCTGGAGCAAAATCAGGGCAGCCAACTAGCCAATGCCTTTTTAATCAGCTTCTGCAAAAAGGCATTGCCACGTCTTGAACTGGTCGCAAAAAAATATGAGTGCGCGAGTATCAAAAGCAACGTATCAGCCGCTGTTTTTGGTGGTCATTTTGATACCCAGCTTATGCAATATCTGGCGTCACGCATGGCCAATATGGTCGCCAGATATAACCGCCTCCCTGATATGTCGCGCGCCGATATTGACCTACTGGCTGCTGATATTGCTAATTTCATTCGCGCTGAGCTGGCGAACATTGATGACTCTGACTTTGGTGAGTTCAGAACACTTTATGCCTGGTATATGCACGCCAGTTTTATAACGCAACAATTTAATGTAACTCCTCCCAAGTGGGAGCGAGTGATTAATAAAGTTTTCGATAAAAATGATATCGCGCCAGCAGTAATCCGTATGTTTACCGAAACATGGTGGCGTAACCGTCTGCGTCGCATTGCGGCTGCATGGCGCGAACATCTGCAAATTGCTGTCGGCAACGTCAGCAAGAAAAAGCATGCCTATGCGAGTAAAAACTGCGTGACTGACTGGCGCGAGCAGAAGCGCCGCACGCGCGAATTTCTCAAGGGGCTAGATCTTGAAGACGAAGACGGCAACCGCATCAGTCTTATCGAAAAATACGACGGTTCGGTCGCTAATCCGGCAATACGCCGCTGCGAACTTATGACCCGCATCCGTGGATTTGAAAATATCTGCAATGAACTCGGTTATGTGGGGGAGTTTTACACCCTGACTGCACCGTCTAAATACCACGCCACCACCAAAGCGGGCTACCGTAACAGTAAATGGAGCGGAGCCAGCCCGTCGGACACTCAGAGCTATCTAACCGGCCTTTGGGCGCGCATACGTGCCAAGTTGCACCGGGAAGAAATCCGTATTTTCGGCATACGTGTTGCCGAGCCTCATCACGACGGAACGCCGCACTGGCACATGCTTATGTTCATGCTGCCGGAAGACGTTGAGCGTGTGCGCCTCATCATTCGCGATTATGCGTGGGAGGAAGACTTCCACGAACTGAGAAGCGATAAGGCTAAAAAAGCGCGTTTTCATGCCGAGGCTATTGACCCGGAAAAGGGCAGTGCTACCGGGTATGTTGCTAAATACATTTCAAAAAACATCGACGGCTATGCTCTCGATGGTGAAACCGATGACGAAAGCGGTGAGCTGTTGAAAGAGACCGCTCCAGCCGTATCAGCATGGGCGGCTCGCTGGCACATCCGTCAATTCCAGTTTATCGGCGGTGCGCCGGTGACGGTTTACAGAGAGCTTCGCAAGATGGGCGACCCAGAAACGGCAAGAGCGCTTAGTGTTGAATTTGCCGAAGTACATGATGCAGCTCATTACGGTCGTTGGGCTGACTATGTTAATGCGCAAGGTGGGCCCTTCGTTCGTAGAGATGATTTACAGGTTCGGACTCTTTACGAGCCGCGAACTGAACTTAATCAGTATGGTGAGGAAACCGTCTGCATTCGTGGCGTATACGATTCCGCTATTGGTGCTGGCACTCCGATTTTAACCCGGCTAACGCAGTGGAAAATTGTGCCGAAGCGTGCCGTTGATTTGGCCGTTGACGTTAAGGGCGCTTCTGCGCCCTCTCGGAGTTCTGTCAATAACTGTACGCCGGAGGCGGGGCCAGACCCTGCAGAAAGGCCGCCGGTTGATCTCACCAGGCCATTAACCCGCAGCGAACGCCGGCAACTGACTGACCGGTTGAGAGAAAGGAAAGCGCTGAAACGGCGAACCTTTAACCATGCCACCGAAAAAAATGCGGCAGGCATCGCCAGGACAATAGACGAGATCCAGCTTTTAACCGGTGAAACCCTTAGCCGTGGGCAAGCCCTGTCGCTTACGAGCGGGGCGAAGATGTGCATTAACGGGAAATGGTGCCGAGCATCGACTGTAGGCGAGGTATTTTCAACACGCCCATCGCGCCTTACGACAAAACAAAAAATCATGGATCGGGTTGAAAAACTTGCTGTAGCTAAGGCGCAGCAGGCTAACTAAAAGTACTACATATCATCGACATAGTGCTTGTCAGTAAAATGCATTTTTTCTTCCCATTTTTTTGCGTTACGTGATACTGTATAAACATACAGTAATTCATTGGGGAGGGATTCATGGTTGGGGAACATTTCAGCCAAACGCAACAGAAGTGGGCTTGTGTGCAATTCATTGCCGAGGTATCGCTTATTGCTAACTGTAAGCCATCAGATTTAAAGCTGGCGCTTACGCTTATTGCTGATTTAGCGAATAGTGAAAACGTCGAACAAAAAGAAGAAGTTTTTTACGAGGCTCAGTAGGTTACGCGGTTATTGCTCATATTCATAACTGGTAAAGGCTGAGCCGCGATTACACCGGCTTAATAATGTGTATGTTAGATATGAGGGGGCCGTGTTGCGCGTAGAAATCATGATTAATAAAGAGCAAAAAATCAGCGAAGCGACGCTTCAGGCGCTGGAAAATGAACTTTACCGGCACCTGCAACCTATTTACCCAAAAACGGCGATCCGCATCCGTAAAGGCGGCGCTAACGGGCTTGAGTTAAGCGGCTTCAGGCTGGACGAAGATAAAAAACGCGTCATGGAAATTTTGCAGCAGGTCTGGGAAGACGATAGCTGGATGCATTGAGTTAACACCGAAGCCGGCAAGGAAATTTCCTCACCGGCTTCGGTGTTGAACAACGAGCAAAGCGAGGCGTTAAGCAATGGGTAAAAAAGACGATGGCTATCAGGTTTTATACTGAAGTGATAATGTTCCATAGCGTCCTGACCCTTTTGCAACATTCGAAAAGAATGTGGTGGTTATGCAAATAATTTTTTATTATTGAATATGCTGAATGTGGTCATAGGATTTGATTTGTTTGTTCAAGCAGTTGTCTATACGTAAGGTTCAGAGGCTGTTCTTAACCACACATTGTTTAGTAATAACACTACGAGAATGAATTTATGCGCTGGGGTTTAATATTTTGTTTTGGCTTATGCGCCTTGTCTTTTGCGTTAGGGTTTTATGCTGGCGCAGTCGACTGGAGTTGGATGAAAAGCGGTCATAATGAGCAAGTTGCATTTTTGGCAATGGTTGGGGGATGGGTCTCAGGTCTTGCAACAACAGCAGCAGTGATAGTTTCGCTCTGGATGGCCTATCAAGCGTCCCAAAATAATGTTGAAAAAATTGATATAAAATTCTTTGGGATTGGTGATGTATACAGTGGTGAACGGTGTGTTATGCCTACAATCGTAGTTACAAACTTACGCCCTGTGGTTACCCCCTTAATGAGACTTACCATCCAAGTTAATAGTTTGGAATTAGATCTATCCCCCATGCAGATGGGAAATTCTCGCTTACCGTACACTCTGCATCAGCAGGGGGAGCGTTGGTTTTATGAAACTTATTTCACGCGAACACATGCATGGATTGATTTCTATCAAATGTTGTTTTTTTCGAGGAATACGGATTTAAAAAAAGGATTCTTGGTCGTTGAAACTGCACTAAGGCAGCATCGTATTAAATTGCCAAAAAAAATGATTGAAAGTTTGAAAGAACTAAAACGCCGTATGGATGACGGAGAGTATTCTTAGTGTTGCGTATATTAGCTGCATGACTTTGCATTAATTTTTACGCCTGTATTTGTCAGCTTACACAAGGGCTGGTGCCGTTCGAAGCTATAGATGCACCTGCATAAAAACCGACCTTTGAAGCGGGTCGGCGAGGCACGGATCAGGTCACCATCAATACCAGCGGTTGTATTTGATGTAGAAAAATGTAACGATAATGAACCATAAGAAAGTGAGTATTCCTGAATATTCCTCAATGAAATAAATAAACAAAAAAGCCCCTGCAAGAATAATTGCAATTGGGACCAGGTGGGAGTGCGCAGCCCACAAAAAGGTTAATAATTTTTTCATCTTTTTAGCATTTCATATAAAGCATCACCAATAACTTCTTCGTTATCCCCCCCAGATTCAACTTGATATATTATCTTTGACATCTGTGGCTCAATAAGGAAGTATAACATTTCTATCTTTTCACGAAAGAGTATCTGGTAATACGCTGCATCCTGAAATTTAAGTTTGTTTGCAGCCAGTGCTGCCACCTCAGCCTTAGAATAAATGGTCACTACTTTAATAAGCCAGCTGGACATTTCATTAACTTTTTGAATGTAAGATTCCTGGAACTTTCCACTACTTACAATTAATTTAGCAATTGTCAATGAAAGAGCCATTTTGCTCGTACGTTCAGCTGTATCGTATGCTTTTTCACCAATTTTTTGTTTTATATAAGATACCAAACTATTGCTTTTTTGGTCTCCAAGACGCTTAAAGGCTTTCTGGAAATAAAGCTCAACCATATCGAGAACAACGTCGTTTCTGTGAAAAATTTCTAACACAGCCCAATATAAACGCTTATCTTCACCCCATTGTTCATGGCATGTGCTTCTGTAGTATTTGTCAGGCATTATACATGAGCCATAGTTAATAATACGCTGGCTGCCAAGCTTAACATCTTCGACGGTTTGCATGTGAGTGGCATAGACCTCTTTCACAGCTTTAGTTAAAGCAATTGCCAGTCTTTGGTCTGACTGCGCTTTCAATTTGAGATAGTTTTCTGCCATTTCTATGTACCTTGTTGTAACATTTACGGTTAATGATTGATCATGGTCACTAGCAGAGGCAAGGATGAAGATGAAAAAGAGTGGTAAAATACTGATTTATGTTATAGCTGCAATTATTGCTCTTCTAATAATTCCCGAGATTATCTTAAGGAAAGTTCCAACTGATACGCTTGCCAGTCTTGGGGACTTTACAAGTCTGGGGGGCTTATTAAGTCCTTTCCTGACGGCGCTAATTTTCATTGGTGTATCGTCAATACTGATCGGGATTCTCAGCGTATATGCAGTGAGTAAATTTTATCGTTATTTGGTACGCATCAAGGGTAAGTAAGCCATATTAAATCGTGATAAACACCACTCAGACAGATGCATGCATTGGATGCATTTGTTTGCATGCGTTGCTGTAAAGCGTGTATGCGGTCTCGTGCGAATGCTGGTGCCGTTCGGAGTGTATGATGCAGTTGCATTAAAACCGCCCCATGAAGCGGGCAGGCGAGGCGGGGATAGCATTGCGCGCGGCGGGGTGTGCTCGATTTAAAATAACGCGCGCCAGCGCCTCGCTGTGAGGCGCTGCGCTGTCGGGGTGGATGATGAGGCGTGCGTGCTGATGCGGGGCGTGTGGCGCGTCTGAGGGCGTATGCGACGGGGTGCGAAAAAGCCGCCTTTCGGCGGCCTGCTTTAATCGTTGCTGCCGTCGAGCGAGTAGGCTTTAAAGCGGATCACTTCCATTCCTGCCCAGTTATTCACTTCCCTGATCCGGTCCTGCAACGGAATCAGCTCGTTACGCACAAATACCTTTGCCACCTTCTCGATATCGCCCAGGCTGCCGACGTTTTCCGGTTTACCGCCCATGAGCTGAAACGGGATGCGGTGCGCATCGAGCATGTCGGACGCGCTCACCTTTTTAATATTAAAAAAGTCGTCTTTGGTGGCGACCTCGCTTAACGGCACGATTTTAATCCCGTCGGGTTTGCCGTTCGGCGCGTAGAAAAACAGGTTCTTAAAATTGCCGAGCCCTTTCGAGCTGCGCATCGCATCGCGCATCGCCTCAACATCGGTGCTGCTCTGCGCCGCGTCGGTCACGTACATGATGTACCCCGCGTGCGCGCCGTTCTGGTAATACTTGCGGCGAAACAGCGTCGCGGATTCGTTCAGCCAGGCCGAGTTAAGCGCGCTGAGATATTCCGGCATCCCGTAAAGCTCCTGGTTAATATCCGGCTCCAGCAGTTGAAACACCGAGCCCGGTTCAAACTGCTGCGGCTGCGAAAAGCCCGGCACCCACCAGTAAACATCCTCCTCCACGCCGCGCCGCGTGTATTTGGCCGGTGAGGCGTCCAGCCTGATAACCTTGCCGGTCACGCTTTTTCGCGCTTCAAGAAAGGCATTACCGAACACCAGAAAATCCAGCACGAAGCGACTGAAATCCTGCTGTGATAACAGCGGGTGCGGAATAAACGTGCTTGCCAGAATATTGCGCTTCACGTAAATCGGCGAGCTGTGATGCACGGCAGCACGCAGGCTTTTTGCCAGGCCGGCGAAGCTGACCGGCGGCTCGTACCATTTGCCGTTACTGATGCACTCGACATAATCGAGAATATCACGGCGGTCAAGTACCGGCGTCGGCTCGCCAAACGTGAAGGCTTCCGTTTTTTGCGCGCCGGCAGTGGTCGTGGCCGCGCGATTATCGCGCTGGCGGTTTTTACGTTTACTCATCAGTAAAACTCCAGAATTGAGGATGATGCCTGGCCGCTCCCGGCGGTCAGCGGCTCGTTTAACAGGGCGTGCATGGTGGCCCACGCAACATCTGCGTGACTCGCTTCCTCGCTGCGGCTCGCCTCATAGGTGGCGCTGCGCCCGCTGCTGGTCATGGTCTTGCGGATAGCCATAAAGGACTGTGTGATATCCGTGGCGCCGGCGTCGTACTCCAGACAGCCACGGCTGATGGTGTCTTTCGCCTTCAGCACCATTGCGGTTTTGACTTCCGGGCTGTAGCGGATTTCGCGCGCGGCAGGCCAGAAGGCGCGCACAAGCTGAAACACGCCCTGGCCGATGCCGGTTGCATCAATACCGATGTACTCGACCTGGTATTTTTCAGTGAGCTCGCGGATGGCCTGCGCCTGCGTGGCGAAGTCCATGCCTTTCCACTGGTGACGCTCCAGAATGCGGAACTTGCCGCCCGAGACAACCGGCGGGGCCAGCACCACGCAGCCGGCAGAGTCGCCGGTATGCGACGGGTCGTAGCCAATCCACACCGGGCGCGAGCCGAACGGGCGCGCCGCGAAGGGCGAGAAATCTTCCCACTCCTCCAGGCTGTCGACCATGCAGCGTTGCAGCTCCTCGAACGGAAACACTGAGGCTTTGTCGTCGACGAACTCGCACATGAAGAGATTGCGGAAATCCTCGGCGCTGTTTTCCCGCTTCAGCGCGTCCAGGTCGAACAGGTCGCAGCCGCCGGCGAGCGCGTCCTCGATGGTGACAATCTGGCGCCACTGACCATCCCCGCACAGCATGCCGCCGGCGAGCGCCGCGTGGCTGATATCGATATCCACGCGCTCGGCTGCTGAGGTGCGCCCCTTGTTGAACAGCTCGCCAGACCAGAAAGGAAACGCGCCATGCCCGAGGGTGGAGGGCGTCGAGAAATAGGTCGAGCGCAGGTGTTTCTGCGACGCCATGCCCGAGGCAACCTTACGCAGCCGCTGGAAATTCGGGATCCAGAAAATCTCATCGACATACAGGTCGCCGTTATGGCTCTGCGCGGTGTTTGAATTGGTGCCGAGAAAAATCAGCTTGGCGCCGTTGTTGCCGATGACAATCGGATCGCCTGACAGCTCCACATCCACCCGGCGCGCAAACTGGATGATGTACTCGCGAAACACATACGCCTGCGTTTTGGAGGCCGATAAAAATATCTGGTTATGGCCGGTTTCCAGTGCGCGCAGCAGCGCCTCGCGGGAAAAGTAGAACGTGGCGCCAATCTGGCGCGATTTAAGAATGTCGCGGATGCGGTGCTCTAACCCGGCCTTGTGCCAGCGCAGCTGATAGTCGAAAGACTCCTCGAAAAAAATCTCCCTGAGCTTGTCGATGGCCTCCTCGCTGAAGAAATTCTTTTTCGGTTTGCGGCGGTCGCCCTTGTTGCGGTTCGCCACGTTGGGATTTAAATCCGCCTCGTTGCCGGTCTGGCCGTAGCGGTTCACCCTGGCGAGGCGCTCCATCTGACGCGAGAGAAAATCCGCGACTTTAAAGTCGTGCGCGGTCAGCTCGGGCTTTGCATAAAGCTGAATCAGCCGCGCCTCAAGGGTGTTTTCGACGCGCTGAATGGGCGCCGTCTCATCCCATCCGTCGCGCTGCTTCCAGCTCTGCACGGTGGGGCGTTTGATTTTCAGCATCTCCGCGATTTGCGGCACGGAAAAGCCCTGCCAGTAAAGCAGCGCCGCCTGTCGTCGCGGGTCGTTTAAAAGCGTGGTGTCGGTGGTGATGGTCATGAAAGCCTCGCCGTAAGTGGTACACGGCAAGGCTACTTAAGCGCGCCCGGCGATTCGCTAAGGCGCTGTTGTGTGAAGGCTTATCCATCCGGGATTGATAGCGAAGGAAACGCGGCGCCGGGAAACTAACCCCGAACCCGTAACCCCACTATCAGGACTCCTGACAATGGCAAAAAAAGTCTCAAAATTCTTTCGTATCGGCGTCGAGGGCGACACCTGCGACGGTCGCATTATCAGCGCCGGCGATATTCAGGAAATGGCCGCGAGCTTTGATCCGCGCGTTTATGGCTGCCGCATCAACCTGGAGCACCTGCGCGGCATCCTGCCCGATGGCGTCTTTAACCGCTATGGCGATGTGGTCGAGCTGAAAGCCGAAAAGATTAATGACGATTCCGCGCTTAACGGCAAATGGGCGCTGTTTGCGAAAATCGCCCCGCTCGACAACCTGGTCGACATGGTCGGCAAGGGCCAGAAGGTTTACACCTCAATGGAAATCCAGCCGAACTTTGCCAACAGCGGCAAATGTTATCTGGTCGGCCTGGCCGTGACTGACGATCCGGCAAGCCTCGGCACCGAATACCTCGAATTCTGCCGCACCGCTAAATCCAATCCCCTCAATCGTTTTAAAGCGAGCCCGGAAAACCTGATTTCTGCCGCCACCCTGGCGGAGCTGGAATTTGAAGACCGGCCCGAAACGGTTTTCACGGCGCTGACCGACAGGGTGAAAGCCATCTTCGGCCGCAAGCAGGCGAGCGACGATGCTCGCTTTAAAGACGTGCATGAAGCGGTGACCGCCGTCAGCGAGCACGTGCAGGAAAATCTGAGCGCCACCGAACAGCGCCTCGCCGCGATGGAAAACGCCTTCAGCGCACTGAAGCAGGACGTGACCAGCCAGACCACGCAGACCAGCCAGGCGCTCACCGACCTGAAAACCTCGCTCGACAACACCGAGAGCTTTACGCAGCCCCGCCGCACGCAGGCGACCGGCGGCGAAGGCGATTCGCTGTCGACCAACTGCTGACCGGCTGCGCCGGCACGCACACCCGTAAATTGACCTGACAACAGGAAAAACCATGCGCCAGGAAACCCGCTTTAAATTTAATGCCTACCTCTCCCGTATTGCCGAGCTGAACGGTATCGACGTCGGCGACGTGTCGAAAAAATTCAGCGTGGAGCCGTCGGTCACGCAAACCCTGATGGATACCGTGCAGGAATCCTCGGAATTTCTGACGAAAATCAACATCGTGCCGGTGAGCGAACTCAAGGGCGAAAAGATTGGTGTCGGCGTTACCGGCTCCATCGCCAGCACCGCAGACACCGCGAATGGCCATGCCCGCGAAACCGGGGATTTCGCCGCGCTGGAGTCCAACAAGTACGAGTGCGATCAGATTAACTTCGACTTTCACCTGCGCTACAAAACCCTCGACCTGTGGGCGCGTTTTCAGGATTTCCAGCTGCGTATCCGCAACGCCATCATCAAGCGCCAGGCGCTCGACTTCATCATGGCCGGCTTTAACGGCGTGAAGCGTGCGCCAACCTCTAACCGCGCTGAAAACCCGCTGCTTCAGGATGTGGCGGTGGGCTGGCTTCAGAAGTACCGCAACCAGGCGCCAGCGCGCGTGATGGGTAAGGTCACGGCTGAAAGCGGAGAAGTTGTGTCTGACGTGATCCGCGTCGGCAAGGGCGGCGACTATGAAAACCTCGATGCGCTGGTTATGGATGCCACCAACACCATGATTGCGCCGTGGCACCAGGAAAACCCGGACATGGTGGTTATCTGCGGTCGTCAGCTGCTGGCCGACAAATACTTCCCGCTGGTCAATAAGCCGCAGGATAACAGCGACCTGCTGGCCGCTGACGTTATTGTCAGCCAGAAACGCATCGGCAACCTGCCGGCGGTGCGCGTGCCGTATTTCCCGCCGGATGCGCTGATGATCACCACGCTGGAAAACCTCTCTATCTACTTCATGGATGAGAGCCACCGCCGCGTTATCGAGGAAAACGCGAAGCTCGACCGCGTGGAGAACTACGAGTCGATGAATATCGATTACGTGGTGGAAGACTACGCCGCCGGCTGCCTGGTGGAACACATCAAGGTTGGCACCTTCACCACGGCCGCGCCGGACGTGAAGGAAACCGCAACGCCAGCGCAGGAAGGCTAAGCCATGACGAGCCCCGCACAGCGTCACATGATGCGGGTCTCGGCCAGTGAAACCGCGCAGCGGCAGGACAGCCCGCTGCGCCATGCCACTGCTTACGAGCAGATGCTGGTTAAGCTGGCCGCCGACCAACGCACCCTTAAACACATCCATTCCACCGAGCGCAAGGCGGAGAAAAAGCGCGAGCTGCTGCCGTTCTATCAGCCGTGGGTCACCGGCGTACTTGAGCAGGGCAAAGGCGCGCAGGACGACATTCTGATGACGGTCATGCTCTGGCGTCTTGATGCCGGCGACATTGCCGGCGCGCTCGATATCGCCCGCTATGCCCTGCGCTACGGCCTGACCATGCCCGGCCAGCACCGCCGCGCGCCCGCATACCTCTTTACCGAGGAGGTGGCGCTCGCCGCGATGCGCGCCCATGCCGCCGGCGAGGCGGTCAGCACGGCGCTCCTGACCGATACGCTGGCGCTCACGCAGGCCGCAGACATGCCCGACCAGGTGCGCGCGAAGCTGCATAAAGTCACCGGCCTTGTGCTGCGCGATGCCGGCGAGCCCGCCGCCGCGCTGGAGCACCTGCGCCGCGCGATGCAGCTCGACGCACAGGCCGGCGTGAAAAAAGAGATTGAGCGCCTCGACCGGGAGCTGCAACCGAAACCCGCCAGGCCGGCGGCAAAGCCCGCCGCGCCCCGTAAAAAGACAACGCGATCCGCGACGCCCGCAAAACGTGGCCGCCCGAGGAAAAACGCCGTTTAACAGAATGCGCCACGCGCCAGGGCGGCACGCCGGTCAATGCGGGTTTTACCCGGTCTGTGACCGGCGTCCACCGCCCACCCTGACAGGAGAAAGTAATGATGCGGATTATCAGCGGCGAGGAGCAGCCTGGCGGGCCGGCAGACCTCACGCCGCCCGGTGATGAGCCGGTGATTAAGAACACCCCATTTTTCCCGGACGTGGAGCCGAAGCGGGTCCGCGAGCTGATGCGCCTTGAGCAGACCTTTTCGCCGGCGCGCGTACGCGAGGCCATCTGTGCCGGCATCGCGGAAACCAACGCCGAGCTGACGGAATACCGCCGCGCGCAGCAGGCCGCAGGCTTTAAGCGTCTTGCTGACGTGCCGGCGGATGTGCTCGACGGCGAAAGCGTGCGGATATTCCTGTATCTGCGCGCCGTCAGCGCGATGGCGACCGCCTCGCTTTACGGGCGCTATCGCGGCGCCGACGCCAGCGGCAAAGGGGATAAAAAGGCCGACAGCATCGACAGTACGGTCGATGAGCTGTGGCGGGATATGCGCTGGTCAGTGGCCCGCCTTCAGGACAGGCCGCACTGCATCATAGGGCAAATCTGATGAAAACCTTCGCGTTACAGGGCGACACGCTCGATGCGATCTGCGCGCGCCATTACGGGCGCACCGAGGGGGTTGTCGAGACGGTGCTGACTGCCAATCCGGGCCTTGCCGAACTTGGCGCCGTTCTGCCGCACGGCACGGCGGTCGAGCTGCCTGATATCGCGCCGGCGCCCGCCGCTGAGAGCCTCAACTTATGGGATTAACCATGGAAAAAATCAGCACCTTTTTAGCCTACTGGCTCTCCGCTCTGCTGGCCTTTTTCGGCGCCATGACACCGCAGGACGTTGCTGCCTATTTCGGCATGTTCGGCGTCGCCGTCACGGTGGCCGTGAACTGGTATTACCGGCGCAAAGAGATGCTGTTTCGCACCGCGCGCAAAGAGGAGGTTATCCGTGAACTCAATCGTTAAACGCTGCGCCGTGGGCGCCGTGCTGGCGCTGGCCGCGCTGTTGCCTGATTACGGGCGCCTGCATACCTCGCCGCAGGGGCTCGCGCTGATTGGCGATCTGGAGGGGTGCCGCCTGAAGCCCTACCAGTGCAGCGCCGGCGTCTGGACGTCGGGCATCGGTCACACGGCAGGTGTGGTGCCGACGCGGGATATTACCGAACGCGAGGCCGCCGTGAACCTGGTCGCCGACGTGCTGAAGGTGGAGAAAGCGCTTGCGGTCTGCGCGCCGGTTGCCATGCCGCCGCCGGTTTATGACGCTGTGGTCAGTTTTTCTTTTAACGTCGGCACCGGCGCGGCCTGCCGGTCAACGCTGATGAGGTTTATCAACGCGAAAAAGTGGGCGCAGGCGTGCGACCAGCTCCCCCGCTGGGTGTATGTCAACGGCGTGCGTAACGCCGGGCTTGAAAACCGCCGCGCCCGTGAGCGGGCGCTGTGCCTGAAGGGAGCACTATGAAAACGCTGATCGTTTTACTTCTGCTGGCGCTCGCCGGTCTGCTCTGGCTGGGGCGGGAAAACAGCACGCTCTCGCGAAGCTTTGAAAAGGCCAGCCGCGTAGCCGACGGGCAGAAAAGACAAATCGAAATGCTGAAAAATCAGCTCAACGTGGCCGTCAGCCTGGCGGATAAAAACGAGCAGGCGCAGGTAACGCTGCGCGGCCAGCTCGACGCCGCGCGCGAAGCCGCGCAGCGACAGGAACAGACCATCACGAGGTTACTCAATGAAAACGACGAATTTCGCCGCTGGTATCGCACTGGTTTGCCTGATGCTGTGCGCCGGGTGCACCAACGCCCCGCCTGCCCCTCTGCCGGTCACTGTTTACAACGCCTGCCCGAAAGTCAGCCTGTGCCCGATGCCGGGCAGCGCCCCGGTCACTAACGGCGATCTGAGTGCGGATATCCGTCGCCTGGAGCGCGCGCTGGAGAGCTGCGCGCTTCAGGTGGAAGCCGTGAAACACTGCCAGGATGAAACTGATGAAAAAGCCCGAGAGCCTGCGAAAAGCCCTGACTGATGCGCTGCCGGTACTGCGTACTAACCCGGATATGCTGCGCCTGTTTATCGACAACGGCCAGATTGCCGCCACGCTCGCCGCCTCGCTGTCGTTTGAAAACCGCTACACGCTGAATGTGGTCGTGACTGATTACACCGGCGATATTAACCTGCTGCTTGTGCCGGTCGCCGCGTGGTTACGGGAAAATCAGCCCGATATCATGACCACGGACGACGGCATGAAAAAGGGATTTACCTGGTATGCGGATATCAACAACGACAGCAGCGTCGACGTCAGCATCAGCCTGTTAATCAGCGAGCGCACGCTGGTTAAGGAGTCGGGCGGCGCGCTGTATGTCTCTGACGTGCCGGAGCCGCCGCTGCCGGAGCCGGTCACGCGTCCGGCTGAGCTCTATATCAACGGCGAATTTGTGAGTCGCTGGCATGAGTGATTTCAGCCCGTTTGAAAAGCGGCTTTCCGCGCTGATTGCCGCCCTGTCACCGGCGGGCCGGCGGCGGATGGCGCAGGATATCGCAAAGACGCTGCGCACCCGGCAGCAGCAGCGCATTAAGTCGCAGAAAGCCCCGGACGGCAGCGCCTACGCGCCGCGACGGCATCAGCCCGCCCGCGCAAAAAAAGGCCGGGTGAAACGCGAAATGTTCGCGAAGCTTCGCACCAGTCGTTTTATGAAAGCCACCGGCAGCAGCGATGCCGCCGTGGTGGAATTTACCGGTAAGGTGCAGCGCATCGCGCGGGTGCATCAGTACGGCCTGAAAGATAAGCCTGGGCGCAACGGCAAGGCGGTTCAGTACCCGGCGCGGCCATTGGTGGGGATAGATAAAAAGGATATATCATCACTCGAAATTATTAGTTCTGTTTTTATCGATTATTTAAAATAAATTTTCAGTGATTTGCTCTAATTTTATATTTGCGAGAGTCTTCCCGCAAAATAATACTTTTCATTATAAGATAAAAAGGATTTGGATTTTCAATAGGAGGAATCAATGAATCTGGCTATTTTAATAGGTGTCAGCGAATACGACTCGCAAAATAATCTTCCTGCATGTAAACATGATGTAGAGTTGATGCAGGGTATTCTGGATGCTAGCAAGAAGTACTCAAATATATTAACCATCGATAGCAACACAAGCACCTCTCAAGTTAAGTTAAAAATAACTGAATTTATAAAGCAGCATCAGCCTCAACCAATAGATGAACTTTTTTTCTATTTTAGTGGGCATGGTTTTTTTAATGGCACGGAATTTCTATATATTTTGAGTGATTATGATAATAAAAAGCCCAAATCAACATCCTTAGAAAATGGAGAGTTAGATGTACTTATTAAATCCCTCTCTCCGAAATTAACAGTAAAAATAGTAGATGCATGCAATTCAGGGGTTTCATATATAAAAGATCCGGACGCTTTAAGCAAACACGTCGCTACTTCTAAAGAGGGCTTTCAAAATTGTTATTTCATGTTCTCTTCAGGAGAAGAACAGTACTCTTTTGCAGATGACTACTACAGTTTTTTTACAAAAGCTATTGGCGAGGCAGTTGTTAGTGCAACCAATGAAACAATAAGATATAAAGACATCATTGATTATGTTTCTGATACGTTCTCGTTAAATTCAGAACAATCTCCAGTATTTGTTAGCCAAGCTACATTTACTGAGGTTTTTGTCGAACCCGTAACCAAAGAAAGCAAGGGCAAGCTATTAGCTAAACTTAATCTAGTTACTCAAAGCGTCACCGAAGCCAACAAACACTCTTTAAAAGAGTTAGTTGAACAAGACGCGAAACGCTTTTTTTCAGAGCACTCAGCGATAGAGGTTTATAATAAATTAACCCAGATGACATCCGATTCCTTTGTTTTTAAAGGGGAGTGCAAAGATCTTTTTGATATTAGGATTGATACTTATACTGATTACAGCAAAATACCCAACCTAAAATCACTGGCTGAATGGGCTGATAAAAACAGTGAAAATGTATTCGTCAAAGCTATTAAACAACCTAAGGAAGTAAGCAAGAGACAACTCAAGTTAAATAGCAGGTTTTTTGGTAATACCGCGATGAGGAGCTTGATGGTCGGTGGCTTAGTTGGCAATGACTTAAAGGATAATGAAAATTTTGAATGGGTGACAGAGACAGTATATGAGCCAGTTGCTCTTGAATCCACGGTTGATGTTGATTTTAATGCAATAGTTATACTTGCAAAAACAAAGTACCCTAACATAAATAGCATGATAATGTATATTTTACCATTTCTCGGAAGGACGAAGTTAATTCTTTTCTCAGGCACGGCACCTTATAAACCTTCTGGGTGGGAAAGTGAGGAGCTCCAAACAAGTTATGTGAGATGGTCCTCCCAAAGCATAGAGCTTATTAAGAAAGAAGAGTTAGGTTCATACATTGAAAAACTAGCTCAAGATTTCGAAAGTCAAGTGACAAATCCTATCCTGAAGCGTTCAAAATAACCCCTCCAGAAAAAACCAAGAAATAAATACTGACTTAACGTTGTATCACCCACGATAAAACCCTCCCGCGTTGCCGCTGGAAATCGCTAGCGGCATCCTTCCTCTCATGAATACGCTCAACTCCTTCAATGAACTGGCCCGCCTGCTGCGCAACATGATCCGCACCGGCGTCATCGTTTCGGTGGACACCGACGCGGGGCGCTGTCGCGTGCAGACCGGGAAAAACGTGACCGACTGGTTGCAGTGGCTTACCCACCGCGCCGGGCGTTCGCGCACCTGGTGGGCGCCGTCGGTCGGTGAACAGGTGCTTATCCTCGCCGTGGGCGGCGAGCTCGATACCGCGTTTGTGCTGCCGGGCATTTTCTCTGACGACAACCCGGCGCCGTCGGCCTCCGCTGACGCCGTTCATCTCGCCTTTCCTGACGGGGCGGTCATCGAGTACGAGCCCGCAAGCGGTGCGCTAAAGGTTGCCGGCATTCAGACGGCCAGCATCAGCGCGGCGAAATTCGCAACCGTGACCGTGCCGGTCGTCACCGTCACCGCCTCCACGCGTATCACCTTCGACACGCCGGAAGTGGTATGCACCAACAAACTCATCACCGGCACCCTTGAGGTGCAGAAAGGCGGCACGATGAAAGGCAACATCCAGCACAGCGGCGGCGCGCTCACTTCCAACGGCGTGCGGGTTGACGAGCACAGTCACGGCGGCGTTCAGCGCGGCGGAAGCTGGACGGAGGGCACACAATGACGGCCCGCTACAGCGGCATGAGCCGCGACACCGGCATGACGCTCACCGATGCGGCGCACATCAGTCAGAGCATCCGCGACATTCTCACAACGCCGGTCGGCTCGCGCGTGATGCGCCGCGATTACGGCTCGCTGCTGTCGATGCTGCTTGACCAGCCACAAAACCAGGCGCTGCGCCTGCAAATCATGTCGGCGTGCTACATGGCGATCCTCAAGTGGGAGCCGCGCGTGCGCCTGTCCGGGCTGACTTTTGAAACCCGCTTTAACGGTGAAATGGTCGTGGAAATCAGCGGCCAGCGCACCGACACGGGCGGCGATATTTCCTTAACCATTCCTGTGAGCTGATAACGATGCCGACCATTGACCTGAGCCAGCTACCCGCCCCCGATGTGGTCGAGGAGCTCGATTTTGAAACCATTCTCGCCGAGCGAAAGGCGACGCTGATTTCCCTGTATCCCGAGGAGGGGCAGGACGCCATCGCGCGCACGCTGGCGCTGGAGTCTGAGCCCATTGTGAAGCTGCTTCAGGAAAATGCCTACCGCGAGGTCATCTGGCGCCAGCGGGTTAACGAGGCGGCAAAAGCGGTCATGCTGGCGTATGCCACGGGCCGCGATCTGGATGTGCTAGGCGGTAATTTCGGCGTGAGTCGCCTCGTTATCACGCCAGCCGACGAAACAGCTATGCCGCCTGTCATGGCCGTTATGGAATCCGACGCGGATTTCAGGCTGCGTATTCAGCAGGCGCTTGAAGGATTAAGCGTGGCCGGTTCAAAGGGCGCGTATGAGTACCACGGCCGCAGCGCCGACGGGCGCGTCGCGGATATCTCGGTAATAAGCCCGCAGCCCGCCTGCGTCACGGTGTCAGTACTGTCACGCGAAGGTAACGGAAAAGCCTCTGAGGAACTGCTGGCCGTCGTGCGTAATGCGCTCAACGATGAAGATGTCCGGCCGGTGGCTGATCGTCTGACCGTGCAGTCGGCCTCTGTCGTTGACTATCAGATTGATGCGACGCTTTACCTTTATCCCGGCCCTGAAATCGAGCCTGTGCGGGCAGCGGCCGAAACCAGGCTTCAGGCTTATATCAGCGCGCAGCACCGTATAGGGCGTGATATCCGCCGCTCGGCTATTTTCGCCGCGCTGCATGTTGAAGGCGTGCAGCGGGTGGAGCTCGCCGCACCCGTCGCCGACGTTGTGCTTGATAAAACGCAGGCATCTTTCTGTACCAGTTATCAAATCACTGTCGGAGGCTCCGATGAGTGATGCGCGTTTAATGCCGGTGGGCTCCTCACCGCTTGAGGTGGCAGCGGCGCGGGCCTGTGCTGATATCGGGAACACGCCGGCCCCGCTGCGCCGTCTGTGGGATACAGAAACCTGCCCTGCCAGCCTGTTACCCTGGCTTGCGTGGGCCTTTTCTGTTGACCGGTGGGATGAGAGCTGGCCTGAAGAGACAAAGCGCGACGTTATCCGCAGCGCCTATTACATCCACTGTCACAAAGGCACCATAGGCGCGGTGCGGCGAGTGGTGGAGCCTCTCGGTTACGTCATTAACGTGACGGAATGGTGGCAAAACAACGATCCGCCGGGCACCTTTCGCCTTGATATCGGTGTGCTCGAAACCGGCATCACCGAAGAAATGTTTCTTGAAATGGAGCGGCTTATCGCAGATGCAAAGCCAGCCAGTCGCCACCTCATCGGCCTGAATATTATTCAGGATGTTGCGGGGTATCTCTACACCGCCGGCCTGAGCTATGACGGCGATATCGTTACTGTTTATCCGGGGGAAGCGAGCAGCGTATGACCACAAAATATAAAACCGTAGTCACGACGGCCGGCGCGGCGAAGTTCGCCGCCGCCCTGACGCCGGGGGGTAAGAAAGTCAACATTACCGCAATGGCCGTGGGCGATGGCGCCGGCTCACTGCCGCAGCCGGCGCCGTCACAGACGAAACTTGTTAATGAAGTCTGGCGCCATGCGCTGAATAAAATCAGCCAGGACAACAAACATAAAAATTACGTGGTGGCCGAACTGGTCATTCCGCCTGAAACGGGCGGTTTCTGGCTGCGTGAAATGGGGCTCTATGATGATACCGGTGTGCTCGTCGCTGTCGGTAACATGGCGGAAAGTTACAAGCCAAAACTCGAAGAAGGGTCTGGTCGCGCGCAGACATTACGCATGGTCATCATTCTGTCGGACGTGGCATCGGTTGAGCTGACGATTGACAGCACCACGGTCATCGCGACGCAGAATTATGTCGATGAAAAGCTCGCGGATCATGAACAATCCCGCCGATACCCTGACGGCACGCTGACCGCGAAAGGTTTCGTACAGCTAAGCAGCGCCACCGACAGCACCTCCGAAACGCTGGCCGCCACGCCAAAAGCGGTGAAGTCGGCATATGACCTGGCGAAAGGGAAATACACGGCGCAGGACGCTTCCACTACGCAAAAAGGGCTGGTTCAGCTCACAAGCGCGACCGACAGCAGCTCCGACACGCTGGCGGCAACGGCAAAGGCCGTCAAGGCGGCTAATGACAACGCCAGTGGCCGCGTACCGTCGGGGCGCACGATTAACGGTCGCGCCCTGAGCGAAGATATCGCCATCACCGCGCAGGATATTTTTAACGGGCAGTCGGTCAGCATTGGCAGCGCGGCAGACCTTAACGCTTACACCGTGCCGGGGCTGTATTACCAGCCTGCTAATTCGCAGGCGGCTAATGGAAAGAATTACCCGGAGGCTGTCGCGGGTTCACTTGAAGTCTATAAGCACGCTGGTATCACGCAGATTTACCGGGTTTTCAACAATTCTCGCGCGTATATCCGCACGGCGTTTAACGGCTCATGGTCAGCCTGGGCGCAGCAGTACGATGAAGCCAACAGGCCCACGGCGGGGGAAGTGGGGGCATATACCAAAGCAGAGGGTGACGCCCGTTACCAGCCCAAAGGCAGTTACACCCCGGCGGGGCAGGCTTACACGAAAGCAGAATCTGATGCACGCTTTCAGAGAATTAACAGCGCCTCGCTTGGGGCGAACGGGTGGTTCAGGGATACCAACACCGGGCTGCTTATCCAGTACGGTAAAGTCGCCGTATCGACAAGCGGCCAGGGTGTCACGTTCCCCGTGGCATTCAGTATTGTTCCGTCGCTGTCTCTGAACGTTAACAGCGGCACTTACGGCGATACGGGGGCATCGAGCACATCCACAACAGGATTTGTGATTGTGGCCTCGCAACGTAACACCGTGGGCTGGATGGCTATAGGACGATAAGATGAAAGTATTTTTTAGCGCCACAACTAACGGTTTTTATCCTGAGCAGATGCGGGCCGATTACGAGCAACAACAGTGCTGGCCTGATGATGCGCGGGAGGTATCAGTAAGCTGGTATCAGTACCTTCTGGAATGCCAGACCGGAGGCAAAATTATCACGTCAAACGAGTACGGCCAGCCGGTACTTGCCGATCCGCCACCGCCCGACCCGGAAACGCTGAACGCGCTGGCCGCCAGTAAAAAGACCGCGCTGATGAGGGCAGCGGGCGATGCGATTGCCCCGCTTCAGGATGCGGTAAATCTCGGCATAGCGACAGATGAGGAAAAGAAGCGGTTAACTGAGTGGTTACAGTACCGCGTGCTGCTTAACCGCATTGATACCAGCGAAGCGTCAGAAATTACATGGCCTGAAGCTCCTGTTTAATTTTTTTATCTCTCTGTGATTGTTTCGCTGAAGACGTAATATCGAAAATGTTGGTAATGGACTTTGATAAATGATTAAGTGTTTGTCATTTGAAAAGGAGCGCTGGCAGTAATGAAACAATCACGGGGCATAATAATTTCAATTGTATTGGTTACGGCTATTTCTAGTATTTGGGCTGCAATGGTTTTTCCTGAGGCTGATCCGTTTAACGCCCTTAAGGGCGATTTCTTTACGTCAATAGTGAATGCATTGGTTGGAATGTATAAGTATACACTCCCTTCTGCCACATGGACTGTAGCATTGATTTATATGTATGACTTCTTTATGGCGCTCTCAGGAAGAAGCTCGTCTTACATGGAGGAGTTTTATAAAGAAATAAGGGCTGACTTTATATATCTTATTCCGCTGACTTTAATTCTTTTTGTGATATACACCCAAACAGATTACTCCTTTACTAATTCCACTATCGAAATTGGCATGGCCGGATTAAGTTTTGCTTTTTATGCACATGTTTCAATAGTCAAAATGTTTACTTATAGAGTGGGGCATCTTTCCTTTCCCAGGAAGTTTGTGGTGATGTTTTGTTTAGTGTGCCTGGGGTCTTCAGTATACTTTTTCTCATGGCTGGTACAGATTGCAAATGGTAATTATAACTTTAGCCAGTCTTTATGGATGCAAATAACTGTGTTGTGCTTCTCGATTTGTTTATATGTAGGTAATAAGCAGATTGCGTTTTTCATGAAGAAAGGACGAATGGAGGCTTCACCAGTTTTACTGTCTTTAATAAAAAATCTTCCGGCTTCAAATGATTTTTACCAAAAGGCTGCCGAAGCATCCGAACTGCTTAATAAAGAAATGGAGAGGGCACGCGCTATTGCAGCTCAGAAACAACGGCAACAGCATAAGGGGAAAAGAAAAAAACGCTGATCTAATAATAGGCTCTGGGCAATTTAACTATGCCATTGCTTGATCAAACGTTGTACCAGACGCCTCCCAACCCTGATAAATAGCCCGCCGCCCCGGCGGGCCTGAAAATAACACTCACCCCTAACCCCCACGGAGTTAACCGGATGAGTGATTACCATCACGGCGTTCAGGTCGTCGAAGTCAACGACGGCACGCGCGTCATTTCCACTGTTTCCACGGCGATTGTCGGCATGGTCTGTACGGCCAGCGATGCCGACGCCGGCACCTTTCCCCTTAACGTGCCGGTACTGATTACCAACGTGCAGAGCGCCATCGCCAAAGCCGGCAAAAAAGGCACGCTGGGCGCCGCCCTTCAGGCCATCGCTGACCAGGCAAAACCCGTCACCGTTGTGGTGCGCGTGGCTGAAGGCACCGGTGACGGCGAGGAGGCGCTCACGCAGACCGTCTCGAACATCATCGGCGGCACGGATGAAAACGGCCAGCTTACCGGCATGAAAGCGCTGCTGACCGCCGAGGCGGTGACCGGCGTTAAGCCGCGCATTCTCGGCGTGCCGGGCTTCGACACGCTGGAGGTGGCGGTCGCGCTTGCTTCCGTCTGTCAGAAGCTGCGCGCGTTCGGCTATGTCAGCGCATGGGGCTGTAAAACTGTCTCTGACGTTATCGCCTACCGTAAAAACTTCGGCCAGCGCGAGCTGATGCTCATCTGGCCGGACTTTATTGCCTGGAACACCACAACCAGCGCCAGCGATACCGCCTTTGCCACGGCGCGCGCGCTCGGCCTGCGCGCCAGAATCGACCAGGAAACGGGCTGGCATAAAACGCTCTCCAACGTCGCCGTTAACGGCGTGACCGGCATCAGCGCGTCGGTGTTCTGGGATTTGCAGGAGCCCGGCACCGATGCCGACTTGCTGAACCAGGCCGGCGTCACGACGCTTATCCGCAAAGACGGTTTTCGCTTCTGGGGTAACCGCTGCTGTTCAGACGATCCGCTGTTCCTGTTTGAGAACTACACCCGCACCGCGCAGGTGCTCGCCGACACCATCGCCGAGGCGCACATGTGGGCGATGGATAAACCGGTCACGCCGACGCTTATCCGCGACATTGTGGACGGCATCAACGCCAAATTCCGCGAGCTGAAAACCGCCGGCTATATCGTCGACGCGCAGTGCTGGGTGGATGAGTCGGCGAACGACAAAGAGACCCTGAAGGCCGGCAAGCTGCTGCTTGACTACGACTACACGCCGGTCCCGCCGCTGGACAACCTGACGCTGCGCCAGCGCATCACTGACAAATATCTGGCGAATCTGATTTCGTCAGTGGCTAACGCTTAAGGAGCAAAAAGCACATGGCACTTCCGCGCAAGCTCAAACACATGAATCTGTTTAACGACGGCCTGAGCTATCTCGGCGTCGTGAAGTCGGTCACCCTGCCGAAGCTGACCCGCAAGCTGGAGAACTATCGCGGCGCCGGCATGAACGGCAGCGCCCCGGTTGATTTCGGTCTCGATGACGACGCGCTCTCGATGGAGTGGACGCTCGGGGGCTTTCCCGATGAGTCCATCTGGTCGCAGTACGGCGCTGCCGGTGCCAACTCGGTAGCCCTGCGCTTTGCCGGCTCCTACCAGCGCGACGACACCGGCGAAACGGTGGCCGTTGAGGTGGTCATGCGTGGCCGTCATAAGGAAATCGACGGCGGCGAAAGCAAACAGGGCGAAGACACTGAAACCAAAATCAGCATGCAGTGCACCTATTTCAAGCTCACCATGAACGGCAAGGAGCTTGTCGAAATCGACACCGTAAACATGGTGGAGAAGGTGAACGGCGTCGACCGCCTGGAGCAGCACCGCCGCAATATCGGGCTGGCCTGATGTAACCCGGTCAGCCTCTGCTGGCCGGCTCTTTTAACCTATCCATAAAGCGAGAACGTCATGACTCAATCTAATGAAAATACCGTCACCCTGGTAAACCCGGTTAAACGTGGCGAGCAGGAAATCAGCACCATTACCGTTATCAAACCCAATGCCGGCACGCTTCGCGGTGTGGGGCTGGCCGCGCTGGCAACCTGTGAAGTGGATGCGCTGATTAAGGTGCTGCCGCGTATGACCTACCCGAACCTCACCGAGCAGGAAGTCATCGCGCTGGAGCTGCCCGACCTGATGGCGCTCGCCGGGAAGGTTGTCGGTTTTTTGTCGCCGACTTCGGAAGCCTGACGTTCCCGGAACATTTTTCTACGGACGATCTGATAGCGGATATCGCGGTGATTTTTCACTGGCCGCTGTCAGAGCTCTTTTCCCTGAGCGTGTCCGAGCTCATCACATGGCGCGAAAAGGCGCTCCAGCGAAGCGGAAACATGAATGAGTGAAAACGTAAAGCTACAGGTCTTTCTGAAGGCGGTAGACCAGGCGACGCGCCCGTTTAAGCACATCGAGACGGCGAGCAGAGCGCTCTCGGGCGAGATTCGCGGCACGCAGAAAACCCTGCGCGAGCTTAACGCGCAGGCCGGGAAAATTGACGGCTTTCGCAAGGCCAGCGCGCAGCTGGCGGTGACCGGGCAGTCGCTGCAGAAAGCGAAGGCGGAAGCGGAAGCGCTGGCGACGCAGTTCAGGAACACCGAAAAGCCGACGCTGGCGCAGGGCCGGGCGATGGAATCCGCGAAACGCGCGGCGGAGTCGCTCCAGGCCAAATACAACAGCCTGAGCCAGTCGGTCGCGCGCCAGAAAGACGAGCTCGGGAAAGCCGGGATTAATACCCGCAACCTGGCCGCCGGTGAGCAGCGTCTTAAAACCAGCATCAGCGAAACCACGGCGCAGCTTGCCAGGCAGCGCGAGGCGCTGGCCCGCGTCAGTGCGCAGCAGGAAAAGCTGAACGCGGTAAAGGCCCGCTACCAGAAAGGCAAGGAGCTTGCCGGCAGTGCTGCTAGCGCCGGCGCCGCTGCCGTGGGTATGGCGACAACCGGCATTGTGGCCGGCACGGCGCTGATGCGCCCCGGCTATGAGTTTGCGCAGAAAAACTCCGAGCTTCAGGCCGTGCTCGGCGTGGAAAAGCAGTCGCCGGAAATGCAGGCGCTGCGTAACCAGGCGCGCCAGCTCGGCGACAACACCGCCGCCTCGGCGGATGATGCGGCGGCCGCGCAGATTATCATTGCCAAAGCGGGTGGCAATGCGGCAGCTATTCAGGCTGCAACGCCCGTCACGCTGAATATGTCGCTCGCCAACCGCCAGACAATGGAGGAAAACGCGCAGTTACTGCTCGGTACAAAAAACGCCTTCCAGTTATCGAATGACAAGGTTGCTCATATTGGCGATGTGCTTTCCGCCACGATGAACAAATCGGCCGCTGATTTTCAGGGGCTAAGCGACGCAATGACCTATCTGGCCCCCGTCGCGCGTGCTGCCGGGGTCAGCCTCGAAGAAGCCGCAGCAATGACAGGCGTGCTTCACGATAACAACATTACTGGCTCTATGGCCGGTACGGGGAGCTCGGCGATAGTCACCCGATTACAGGCACCTACGGGGGAGGCTTTCGACGCGCTAAAAGAGCTGGGGATTCAGACCGCCGACAGCAAAGGCAATATGCGGCCGGTCTTTACCATCCTGAAGGAAATCAACGCGAGCTTTGCCCGGCATAAGCTCGGGAACGCGCAACAGGGCGAATACCTTAAAACCATTTTTGGCGAAGAAGCGCTTAAGTCAGCGAATGCGCTTTTGCAGGGCGCGACTTCCGGCAAGCTCGATAAGCTGGCCGCAGCACTGAAAGCATCCGACGGGAAAACTGAAGATCTGGTCAAAGTAATGCAGGACAACCTCGGCGGCGATTTTAAAGAGTTTCAGTCGGCCTATGAGGCGGTTGGCACAGACCTTTTCGACCAGCAGGATAGCTCACTGCGCAAACTGGTGCAGACCGCGACCCGTTATGTGCTGCGCCTCGATAAGTGGATTAAAGACAACAAGGCGCTGGCGGGAACATTAACCACGATTGCCGGCGTGGCGACTGCCGTGATCGGCGTCGTAGGGGCTATCGGGCTGGTTGCCTGGCCGGTTATTACCGGGATAAACGCGATTATCGCGGTGGCTGGCAGTCTCAGCACCATCTTCACCGCCGTCGGGAGCGCGATTGCCACCGCCATTGGTGCGCTCACCTGGCCGATTGTGGCCGTGGCGGCGGCCATCGTCGCCGGCGCGCTCCTGATCCGTAAATACTGGCAACCCATCAGCGCCTTTTTTAGCGGCGTGATGGACGGCCTGCGCGCGGCATTCGGGCCGGTGGGCGAGCTGTTCGCGCCCTTTAAGCCGGTGTTTACCTGGCTTGGTGAAAAGCTTCAGGCGGTGTGGCAGTGGTTTAAAAACCTTATCGAGCCGGTGCAGTCGAGTAAGGAAACGCTCGACAGCTGCCGCAGCGCCGGCGAGCGCTTCGGTAAGGGGCTCGCCGATGCGCTGCTGCTGCCGCTTAAGGCTTTTAACAAGCTGCGCGAGGGCATTACGTGGGTGCTGGAAAAGCTCGGTGTTATTAACAAGGAATCCGACGCGCTCGATGCCAGAGCCGAAAAGGCAAATGCGGTCGCCTCGCGTGCAGGCGGTATGAGTGGTGCGGCGGCGGCACACGTGCCAGCGGGCATGTTCGGCCAGGCACCGGCCTATCAGGCTTATCAGCCGGTCAGCGCGGCGGGCGGGCGTTCTTATATCGACCAGAGCCGCAACCACTACAACATTTCTGTAGCCGGCGGTGCAGGTGCGGGCGGCGCGCCTCTTGCCCAGCAGATGCGCGAGGAGCTGGAGCGCATCGAACGGGAGAAGCGCGCACGCAGCCGCGCCAGTATGGGTCATGACGATTAAGGAGACTGCGCGATGATGCTTGTGCTCGGGATGTTTGTGTTTATGCGCCAGACGCTGCCTTATCAGAATATGCAGCGGTCGGTCGATTACCGGTGGCCGTCCAACAGTCGCATAGGCCGGCGGCCCTCTTTTCAGTTCCTCGGCGTGGAGGAGGAAAAAATCACGCTGAACGGCACGCTTTACCCGGAAATTACCGGCGGCAAGCTGTCGCTGAAGGCGGTCGAGCTGATGGCGGAAGAAGGCAAAGCCTGGCCGCTGATGGACGGCACCGGCGTTATTTACGGGCTGTTTGTGATTAACAGCGTGGAGACGACCGGCACCGAGTTTTTTTCTGACGGCTCGCCGCGAAAAATCGATTTTGTCCTGACGCTGACCCGCGTCGATGATTCACTCGCCGCGCTTTATGGCGACCTGAGTCAGCAGGCGCAGGCGCTTGTCGGCAAAGCCGGCGACGCCCTGCAGAAAGTGAAAACGGTGGCAGGAGGGTTTATCTGATGCTCTCCGATTTTTACAACGGCGCCGGCGCAGGCATGACGCCGGCCTATATGCTGAGAATTAACGCGAAAGATATCACGACGGTTATCAGCGAGCGGCTCCTGAGCCTGACGCTGACCGATAACCGCGGCTTTGAGGCTGACCAGCTCGATATTGAGCTCGACGATGCCGACGGCCAGCTTGAGCTGCCGATTCGGGGAGCGGTGCTGACGCTGTTCATGGGCTGGCAGGACGAGGCGCTTATCGGGAAAGGCGATTTTACCGTCGATGAAATTGAACACCGGGGCGCACCGGACACCCTGACCATCCGGGCGCGCAGCGCGGATTTTCGCGGCACGCTTAACTCGCGCCGGGAGGAGTCCTATCACGACACCACGCTCGGCGCCGTGGTGGAAACCATCGCCACCCGCAACAAACTTAAGGCCCGGATAGCGCCTGAGCTGGCGCGCATTCCGGTTTCGCATATCGACCAGGCTCAGGAGAGCGACGCCAAATTCCTGACCCGGCTTGCGGAGCGCAACGGCGCCGAGGTGGCGATAAAAGCCGGCGTGCTGATGTTTATTAAAGCCGGTGCCGGCATGACGGCAGGCGGTAAGGCGATCCCGCAAATCACCATCACCCGCAGCGATGGTGACCGCCACCAGTTCGCCATCGCTGACCGTGGCGCCTATACAGGTGTTACCGCGAAATGGTTGCACACCAAAGACCCGAAGCCCAAAGAGGTAAAGGTAAAACGCAAGCCAAAGGTTAAGCACCTGCGCACGCTGGAGCACCCCAAAGCCACGAAGAAAAAAAAGGAGAAGAAGGAGCCGGAGGCCAGAGAAGGCGAATATATGGCCGGCGAAGCGGATAACGTGTTTGTACTGACGACAACTTACGCCTCAAAAGCCCAGGCGATGCGGGCAGCCCAGGCGAAGTGGGATAAGTTACAGCGCGGCGTGGCGGAGTTTACCATCACCCTGGCGCGCGGCCGCGCCGAGCTTTACCCGGAAACGCCGGCAAAGGTGAGCGGCTTTAAGCGCATCATAGACGAGCAGGACTGGACGATCACAAAGGTAACGCACTCGCTGAATAACAGCGGTTTTGTCACTGCGCTGGAGCTGGAGGTGAAGCTGTCAGATGTTGAGTATGAAACCGAAATCTAA